ATTCCTGAATCTAAAAAACAATGGATGCTTCTTAACGGTGAATGGGAAAAGCAAAACCCAAAGAGTAAGAAAGCAGGATTTCATATATCAGAATTATATAGCCCTTTTAGATCTTGGGTAGAATTAGTTGAGGATTTTCTTGAGGCTAAGAAATCACCTGAACTATTACAAACTTTCGTTAATACCACTCTTGGTGAATTATGGGAAGAACAAGGTGAAAGTATAGAAGCTGAAGGATTGATGGAATTGTGTGAACAATATAACCATGAGGCAATACCAGATGATATATATGCATTAACTGCTGGAGTTGATACACAACAGGATAGATTAGAAGTACAGGTTATAGGTTGGGGTGAAAATTTAGAATCTTGGGTAGTCGAATACAGAATTATATGGGGTGATCCTTCCACAAAAGAAGTTTGGCAAGATTTAGATGACTATTTGAAGAATAGCTTTGTTACACAAGGAGGTCGCAAGCTCCCTATATCTGCAACATGTATTGATTCTGGTGGTCATCATACAGATCAAGTTTATACATATACTAGAACAGTAGCTAATAGAAGAATATTTGCTATTAAAGGTCAATCTCAAGCAGGTAAACCTATTGCAGGCCGACCAAGTTTAGTTGGTAAAAGAAAGTCTAGACTTTTTCCTGTTGGTTCAGATACTGCAAAAGAATGGATTCATGCTAGATTAAAAAGTAAAAATAGATTGATTCATTTTCCAAACACAGTAGACGAAGAATATTTTAAACAATTAACAGCTGAAAGAAGAGTACCTAAATTCAATAGAGGTAAAAAAGTACTTGTATGGCAACAAACAAGAGCTAGGAATGAAGCTTTAGATACTTTTGTATATGCATTAGCAGCAATTCATATACTTCAACCTAATTTTGATAAGCTTAAACAAATGAATAATAAGAATATACAAAATACAGAAGAAAATATAGAAAAACCTAATATGATAAAAGAAAGACGCAGGTTATATAGAAGAAATCCTAGAAACTTTGTTACTTCCTGGCGCGATTGATTATACAATAAACACAGTTACATGTAATTTATATGGCAAATTTATTTGATAGAAACAATTATCCAACACAAGAACCCGATATTTTGGTGATAGGAGATAGATGGACTTGGCGTCGGCCCGATCTTGCAGCAACATATAGTCCTGATGATTATGCATTAACTTATGAATATCATGAGGATAGTGGCGGAGGAGGAAGCCACAAATTTAGTATTACAGCAACTGAAGTTTCAAATGATTATATTATCGAAATACCAAGTGCAACAACAGCAGCATATGCAACAGGAGATTTTCATTGGTATGCATATATTACAAGAACATCAGATTCAGAAAGAATATCTGTTGATGATGGTTACGCAAAAATAGAACTCAATTTTGCTGATACTAACGCAGATCATCGTAGTCATGCTAAAAAAGTATTGGATGCAATAGAAGCTGTGTTAGAAAATAGAGCATCTCAAGACCAGATGTCATATTCAATAGCTGGTAGATCATTATCAAGAATGAGTATAGATGATTTGTTAAAGTTCAGAGATAGATATAGAGCTGAATACAATAAAGAATTGAAAAAATGGCGTATAAAAAATAAACAAAATACAGGTAATACAATAAAAGTTAGGTTCTAATATGGCAATTTTTGATAATTTATTTAAACAACGTAAAAAAGTTGTTAAAAAACTAAGAAACTATAAAGCTAACCAATCAGATGGTTTATTTGCTGATTGGATTAGTGGTTCAAGTAACGCTGATAGTAATATCCGTTTTAATTTAAGAAAACTGAGAGATAGGTGTAGAGAACAAGCTAGAAATAATGATTATGCTAAAAGATATTTACAACTTTTAGTAACAAATGTTGTTGGACAAAATGGTATAAGAGTTCAGTGTAAAGCTAGAAATAGTGACGGCAGAATAGATTTAGTAGGTAACAAAATAGTTGAAGAAAACTGGATGAAATGGTGCAAGAAAGGTAATTGCACTATGGATGGTCGCATGAGTTTTCTAGATGCACAAAAACTATTTATTGAAACATTAGCACGGGATGGTGAAGTCTTAGTTAGACACATATCTAGTTCTAATCCTGATGAACCGTATAAAATACAATTCCTTGATGCAGATTATTTAGATGAGCAAGAAAATAAACTACTAAATAACAATCAAGAAATAATAATGGGTGTTAAACTTAATGAATTTAAGCGTCCAATATCATATTATTTATTCAAAGAGCATCCACATAACAATTATTTTGGCAAATATGATAGACAACATATAGAAGTACCCGCTGATCAATTATTGCATGCATACATAAATGAAAGACCAGAACAAACTAGAGGTCTTCCTTTTATGACTACAGCTCTGAATAGATTGAAAATGATTGATGGTTATGAAGAAGCAGAATTAATTGCAGCACGTGTTGCAGCATCTAAAATGGGTTTCTTTACATCACCCGCTGGTGATGGTTATGTTGGAGAAGATGATGATGACTATTCTCCTATCATGAATGCAGAAGCAGGAACTTTTGAGCAACTCCCAGATGGTATGAACTTTCAATCTTTTGATCCACAACACCCTACATCAGGCTTTGATTCTTTCCATAAATCAGTGTTAAGAGGTATAGCTTCCGGCCTTGGAATATCATATGTGTCATTAGCAAACAACCTTGAGGGTGTTAATTATTCATCAATTAGACAAGGAACATTGGAAGAAAGAGATAATTTTAGAATTTTACAAAAATTCATGGTTGAACATTTTATAGAACCTGTTTATAGAAAATGGTTACTAAGTCAAATGACATTTAATCCTATTTTTACACTTCCTAGTGATAAGTTTGATAAATTTGCAGATTCTACAATATTTGTTCCAAGATCATGGGGTTGGATTGACCCAGTTAAGGAAGTTAAGGCAAATGTCGATGGTTTAAATGCTGGTGTAGTGACCATGCAAGATGTTCAAGCAAATTATGGTCGTGATGTTGAAGAGTTATTTGAACAACATCAAAGAGAAGAAGAACTTGCTAAGCAATATGATGTCAAAACTGCATATCAGCCATTCGGTGCTCAAAAAATGCCAATAGATGCTGAAATACAAAAAGAAAACGAGCAAGAAGATGAATCCGAATAACGGTAAAGGATCAAAAAGACGACCTGTCTTCGTTAAAAAAGATAAATTTGATGAGAATTGGGAAAAGATATTTGGGCCAGACATGAAAAAATTAGCGAAAAAATATAAATGGAAAAAAACCAAACATGGCAAGCTATAAACCAACACAAGGTATGAAAGAAGAGGCCCAAAAAGGTCTTGATTGGCGTAAAGAACATGGTAGAGGTGGAACGCAAGTTGGTATTTCTAGAGCTAGAGATATAGTCAATGATAGAAATCTATCAGAATCAACAGTCAAAAGAATGTATAGTTTCTTTTCAAGACACGAAGTTGATAAAAAAGCTGATGGCTTTTCACCAGGAGAAGATGGTTTTCCTTCTAATGGTCGTATAGCTTGGGCACTTTGGGGTGGTGATGCTGGATTCAGTTGGTCAAAAAAAATAGTTAATCAATTAAAAAATGATGATAGAATAGATGACATGAGCGAAAAAGTTGAAAGACACATTAAAGATGTTCGTGAGACTGAGGATTCATACATTGTTGAATTTGGGAAATCAATGCCAGAAGAAAACGATGCTGAAAGACCATATGATCATGAAGATGAAGAAGAAAGAGCTGCTCCAGATGCTTTAGAGGTTGGAGATTTTGTATCTTGGGCATCAGGAGAAGGTAGAGCAAGAGGTAAAATAACACAAATATCAAGAGATGGTGAAATTGATGTACCTGGTACTGATTTTGCTATTTCAGGATCAGAAGATGATCCTGCTGCATTGATTAGAGTTTATAGAGGTGGAGAAGAATCTGATGATTATGCAGGACATAAGTTTTCAACCTTATCAAAAATAGATCCAATAAGATCAAAAGAAAATATACACGAAAGAGGTATAACTGAAGAAGTAGTTGATTTTTACATGAAGGAACCTTTGAAAAGAAATTTCGAATTTGATAGAAATAAAATTGACAAAGAAAAAAGAACAGTACAAATTGGAGTTTCATCAGAACTACCTGTAGAAAGAAACTTTGGATTTGAAGTATTAGGACATGAAAATGAAGAAATAGACATGGAGTTTATGGCTTCAGGTAGAGCTCCTTTGTTACTAGATCATGATGCAACAAAACAAATTGGTGTAGTAGAAGAGTTTGGAATCGACTCACAAAATAAAAGAACAATCGCAAAAGTAAGATTTTCAGAGAACAAAATGGCTGATGAAGTTTATAAAGATGTTTTATCAGGCATACGACAGAACATATCTGTTGGCTATCAAGTCAATAGTATGAAAAGAGAGGACGTTCAAAAAGATGATGTCCCCATCTATAGAGTTAATTCTTGGACACCTCTCGAAGTTTCTGCGGTTAGTGTTCCGGCAGACCAGTCACGTCTCGTTGGTTTCGCAAGATCAAAAGAAACACCTAAAATAGAAATTAAATCTAATGAGGATATAAAAATGGAAAATATAGTTGAAGAAACTAAAACTCCAGAAGTTAATTCTAATGAAGTTAGAGAACAACTAGCTAAAGAAAACGGAGCTATTATTGATCTTGGTGTTAAACACAACAAGAGAGATTTAGCTAATAAAGCTATAGCAGAAGGTGTTTCTCTTGCACAATTTAGAGGTCAACTTTTAGAGACACTCGCTAACGATAAGCCACTTGATTTACCATCAAGTGTTGATATGAATGAAAAAGAGCAAAGAAGTTATTCACTTCTTAAAGCTGTAAAAGAATCTGCTGCAGGTAATTTAACAGGTCTTGAAAAAGAAGTATCTGATCAAATTGCTTCACAAGTTGGAAAATCAGCAAGAGGATTCTATATGCCAACAAACATCGGTTTTGGCAAAAGGGATCAAGTAGTTGGTACTAACTCTTCTGGTGGATTCTTAAAAGGAACTGATCATCTTGGTTCAGAATTTGTAGACGCCCTATACGCAAGGCTCGTTATTGGACAAGCAGGCGCAAGAAGAATGGAAGGTTTAAAAGGGGATATTGCTATTCCTAAACTATCAGCTTCTGTAACAAACTCAGCTTTTGTTTCAGAAAATAGTGCTCCTTCAGAAGGTGCTGCAACATTCGCACAAGTCACCATGAGTCCTAAGACTCTTGCTGCTTATGTAGATGTTTCAAGAAAGCTAATGATGCAATCAGATCCTTCAGTTGAAGCAGTATTAAGAGATGATGTGATTAATACTTTTGCTAGAAAAATTGATGAAGTTGCAATTGAGGGCGGTTCTTCTAATGAGCCTTCAGGTATTATTGCTTCAGCAACAGGTAATGTTCAAGCACTAGGAACAAACGGTGCAGCAGTTGCTTATAGCGACCTTGTTGACATGGTTAAACTTGTTGAAGAAGATAATGCTATCCTTAATGATGCATCAGTTAAATTCATCGGAAACCCTAAAGTAACATCAAAACTAAGAAGCACATCTAAGCAAGCTTCTGGTGTTGAAGGTAACTTTATTCTAGGTGAAGATAACAGAATCTTAGGTTATGATTACCTATCAAGCACATTAGTACCTAGCGACCTTTCAAAAGGTACAGGTTCTAATCTGTCGGCATTAATATTTGGTGACTTTAGTCAGCTAATGCTTGGATTCTACTCAGGTGTTGACGTAATCGTCGATCCTTACACAGGTTCAAGTGCTGGTACAACTAGATTAGCATTCTTCCAAGACTTAGACATTGCTCTAAGACATGATGATGCTTTCTCAGTATGTAAAGATATCGTTACCACTTAATTAATATAAGTGTATGTTAAGGGCTACTTCGGTAGCCCTTTTTTTATGTATAATGGAACCATGAGCGATAACAAAATTAAATTCGTTTTCAACCAAACATATTATTATGGCGGTGAAAAATATCAGTCAGGTGATATAATCGAGATTCCTGAAAAAGATGCCCAAGATTGGGATAAAGCATATTTTGGTAACATATATAAACCAAAAGGAAGTAAAAAGAAAAAGGATAAATAATGAAAGTAGTAGCAACAAGAAAAGTATTCTATAACAATCATTGGTATAAAGCAGGAGATGAATTCAATTGTTCAGAAGGTGATTATGTAGGTCTAAAAGCAGCCGGCGTTGAAGAATATAAAGAAAATAAAGTAGAAAAACAAAATAAATCAGTTAAAGAATATAAAATTAGATAATGGCATTAGAAACAGCTCAAGACTTAGAAAATTTCTTTGATACTGAAACACATGGTAAATCTGCATCTGTTTCTATAAATGGTACAAGTTCTAATATTAAGGTTATTTTAAATAACGAGTATTTCGCCATTGAGGGTGAATCTGTTGATGTTGACGGATCACAACCTGTAGTTACTTGTAGAAGTTCAGATATATCTGGAATAGATACATCAGATACAATCACTATAGATTCTATTATATATAATATTGTAAATATTCAACCAGACAATACAGGAATTACTATATTAATTTTACAAGACCAGTGATTATATATAGTGAAAACCAATTAGATGATGCTTGGCAACATGATTGCCGTATGCGTTCATTGTCTAATAGAATGTGGATTACTAGAACTAAATATGAAAAATTATTTGTTTATTATCTACAATCTGTAATAGATGGCGATGAATTTATTAAATTGGATATTTATATACCGGAATATATATTAGATAATATGGATCAAGAAATAGATATATACACAGAGGAGAGATTACATTGATAGAACAACTTATAAAACCAGTCAGCAAAATACTAGATAAGTTCGTTGCTGATAAAGATTTAAAAGCAAAACTTAAGCATGAACTTGATACAGAAATACACAAAGCAAACATGGCACAGATTGATGTCAATAAAGTTGAAGCAACCCATAAGTCACTATTTGTCGCTGGTTGGCGACCATTTGTGGGTTGGATTTGTGCTTGTGCTTTGGCATATCACTTCATTCTTCAACCGATCTTGGTATTTGCCATATCTGTTTATGGGGTATCAGTTACACTTCCAGACTTCGATATGAATAGCTTGATGACTGTATTGTTAGGTATGTTGGGTCTAGGTGGACTAAGAACATTTGAAAAAGTGCAGAAAGTCTCAAGAGAGAAGTAATGCCGAAAAAATCCAAATCGCAATTTGCATCTGAACATAAATCTGCTTGTGGTGTAAATGGCAAGAAAACATCATTAGGTAGAAGAAACTTTGGTTCATCAACGATGAACAAGAATAAGAAAAGAAGTTATAAAAAATATAAAGGCCAAGGCAAATAATATAAAATTATGTTATGGCACATTATAGGCAACAAATAAGAGAGCGTATAGCTACAACGCTTTCTAGTTTAGATTCTATTGGAGCTAATGTTTTTGAATCAAGAATATATACGATAGAAGAATCTAAATTACCTTGTATTTGTTTATACACAACATCAGAAACAAGTGAACCTATTTCAATGTCTATACCAAGATCAATAGAAAAAAACTTAGATTTTACCATAGAAGCATATGTTAAAGGACAAAATTCATCATCAGATATAGAAACGATAATAAAAGAAGTCAAAGAAAAAATGTTTACAGATAGATTAATTAATAATTTAGCTAAAGATAGCTACTTAATTACACAAGAATTAAATTATAATGGTCAAGGTGATAAAAATATCGCTACATGTTTATTAACATATAGGGTTTGTTATCATCATACAGAAGGAACATTAGGATAATATGGCATTAGTAATATCAGATAGAGTAAAAGAAACAACAGTTACTACAGGTACAGGAACAGTTACATTAGCTGGTGCTGTCACAGGTTTTAGAGCATTTGGTAGTGTTTTATCTATTAATGACACTACTTATTATGCCATTGTCAGTAGTAGTGAATTTGAAGTTGGTATAGGTACATTCACATCATCAACTACCCTAACCAGAGATACAGTCTTATCATCATCAAATAGTAATTTAAAAGTAGATTTTGGTGCAGGTAGTAAAAATGTCTTCATTACACAACCAGCAGATAAAGCTATCTATCAAGATGCTTCAGGCAATGTTGCAGGTCTAAATACTGATAATGTTACAGAAGGCTCTACTAATCTATATTTCACTGATGAAAGGGTTGATGACAGAGTAGGCTCACTTTTAGTTGCAGGTGATAATGTCACACTATCTTACAATGATGCTGCTGGAACACTCACTATATCAGCAACAGAAGATAATTTATCTAATAACGATACAGACGATTTAGCAGAAGGTTCTACCAATCTTTATTACACAAGTGCTAGAGCCAATGCAGATTTTGATACCAGATTAGCTACCAAAGATACCGATGATCTATCAGAAGGTGCTACAAATCTTTACTACACAGATGCTAGAGCAGATGCAAGGGTTAATTTACAAACAGGTGCTAATTTAGATTTATCTAGTAAATCAACATCCGATTTATCAGAAGGAACTAACCTTTATTACACCAATGAAAGAGTAGACGACAGAGTAGCTAATCTTTTACAAGATGGCACAGGTATCAGCTTTGCTTATGATGATTCTAATAATGTTTTAACACCAACAGTTACACTATCACCATTCAGCACAAGCAATCTTTCTGAGGGTACAAACTTATATTTCACCAATGAAAGAGTAGACGATAGAGTTGCCAACCTATTAACAGCAGGTAGCAACATCACTCTAACTTATGACGATACAGCAGGGACATTAACCATTGCAGGTGTTGAAGATGATTTATCAAATAATGACACCGATGATCTTAGTGAAGGTGCAACCAATCTATATTTTACCAATGAAAGAGTAGACGACAGGGTTTCTGCATTAGTGCAGAATGGCACAGGTATATCTTGGTCATACAACGATGTCTTAGGCACACTCACACCAACAGTGTCTTTATCTGCATTTAGCACATCGGATTTATCAGAGGGTACAAATTTATATTACACAACAGCTAGATTTGATTCTGCTTTCAGTGGTAAAAGCACATCAGATTTAAGTGAAGGTACAAACCTTTATTACACCACTGCTAGATTTGATACTGCTTTTAGTGGCAAAGATACAGATGATTTATCAGAAGGTGCAAGTAATCTTTACTATACCGATACAAGGGCTAATGCAGCCATAGACGCAAGAGTTACACAATCCTTTGTCAATGCTCTAAATGTAACAGCAGCAGGTGTACAAGCCAATTCTGTAGCTCTAGGCACAGATACAACAGGAAACTACATAGCAACCATAGCTGGCACAGCTAATAAAATAACAGTCACAGGTTCAGGTTCAGAATCAGCAGCAGTGACTTTAACCCTGCCAGATGATGTCCAAATAGCCAATGATTTAACAGTAGCAGGAGACTTAACTGTTAATGGAGCAACCACAACACTAGGAACAACCAATCTTGAAGTTTCAGATAATTTGTTTGAGCTTAATGCAGGATTAACCACAGCACCAGTCAATGATTCTGGTATGTTAATTCAAAGAGGTACTTCAGATAATGCGATCTTTATGTGGGATGAATCTGCCGATAAATTTACACTAGGTACAACCACATCAGACGCTACAGTTACAGGCAATATAGTCATTACTACTGGCTCATTAGTAGCTAATTTAGAAGGTAATGTTACAGGTAATGTCACTGGTACAGTCTCATCATTGAGCAACCACGATACAGGCGATTTAGCAGAAGGAACAAACTTGTATTACACAGATGCAAGAAGTAGAGCAGCTATCTCTGCATCAGGTGACATATCATATAACTCATCAACAGGTGTTATTAGTTTTACCCAAGCCACAGCACCAGTTACTAGTGTAAATACACAAACAGGAGCAGTTGTCTTAGATACAGATGATATATCAGAAGGTGCAAGTAATCTTTATTACACAGCTGCAAGATTTAATTCTGCTTTTGCTGCTAAATCCACCACAGATCTCTCTGAGGGCACAAATTTATATTTAACCCAAGAAAGGGTTGAAGATTATGTTGGTGGCATGGTTTCTGGCAACACAGAAACAGGTATAGCAGTCACTTACGATGACACACTTGGCAAACTTAATTTTGTTATAGATACTCTTAATCAAGACACAACAGGTAATGCAGCCACAGCTACAGCATTAGAAACAGCTAGAAACTTTAGTCTCACAGGTGATGTTACTGCTTCTGCTGTCTCTTTTGATGGTACAGCCAATGTTGCTCTATCCACATCAATAGCAGCCAATACAGTGGGGATCACAGAGCTTAATGTCACCGATGGTACAAATGGTCAAGTTTTAACCACCGATGGTGCAGGTAATCTATCCTTTAGCAGTGCTGCCAGTGCTTATGGTGATTCAGATGTTGAAAGCTACCTAGATGGTGGCACATCTACCCCAACCTTTGCATCAGCTACAGTTTCAGGTGATTTAACAGTAGATACCAACAGATTATATGTTGATTCAACAAATGATAGAGTGGGTATTGCCTTATCAACACCACCACACAGATTCTCAGTTGGTTCAGCTAATGATGATGGTATTGCTTTATACGATGGTACAAATGATTTAGCAACCATATTTAGAGAAAACAGCAATCAAGCTAGATTCAGTTTATTAGATACTGGTACTGTCAAAGTCAGATTATCTTCAAAGCCAAGTGATAATAATTACATCAATAATGGTGGCAATTTTGGTATTGGTACAGATAGTCCTGCTGAAAAACTAACCATATCAGGCACAAATTCAGCATTGAGAATTGATGGTGGTACAAGTTATACCAACACATCTCAAATTATTTTATCTAATGGTAGAACAAAAATAGATTCTGAGATTATTGACCAAACAGCAAATGGTGATACAGCAATTAAATTCTCAAATAGAGTATCTGGTACTTTAGCTGAAAGAATGAGACTAGACCATTTTGCCAATTTCTTAGTAGGAAAGACCACACATGATAATGGTGCTACAGCAGGTATTGAACTAGAACCAAATGGACAACTTAATGTTGCTGTTGATGGCTCATTCAGCAGATTCAACAGACTCACCTCAGATGGTGATGTTATAGATATTAGAAAAGATGGCACTTCAGTAGGTACACTAGCTGCAAGAATTGGTGACTTAGTAATAGGTAACAATGATGTAGGTCTTAGATTCAGTGATGGTGGTGATTCCATACTACCAGCCCAATCAGGCTCAACTGGTGATAGAGATAATGCCATTGACTTAGGTGCTAGTGGAGCAAGATTTAAAGATGGATATTTAGGTGGAGATTTATTGATAGGCAAAACAAGTCTTGGTATTGCTAGTGATGGTTTTGAATTTGGGGCTGGTGTCTTAGCTGTTACAAGAAATGGTGGTGTGCCTTTTGTTGCCAACAGAAGAACAAGTGATGGTGATGTTATTTCTATCAGAAAAGACAATACTACTGTTGGTGTTATAGGCACCCAAAACTGGGGGATTGGGACAAGTAGTCCTGATAAACTTTTACATTTAGAAGCCAATAATAGTGGTGCAGCACAAAACAATACACTCAGATTTACTGATACCGATACTGCAACACAAGCAGGACAAGTATTAGGTAGAATTGAATTTGAAACAGCAGACACTAGTGCTGCAGGAGTATCAGCTTACATACAAGCTGAAGCCTTAGATATTTTTGGTAACACACATTTAACATTTGGTACAGGTACAGGTTCAGCAAGTGAGGTAATGCGTCTCACGCAGCAGGGCAAAGTAGGTATCGGTACAACAAGTCCTAGAGCTTTACTAGATATAGGTGGTTCAGAAAGCTCTTCTGCTGTTGGTGATGGTAATTTAGTAGTAAAAACAACAACAACTAATAATTCAGCTATCGTTATACAAGAAAATAGTGGTACTGAACAATTTGCTCTTGGTGTTAATGTTGATGGTGATTTTGTTGTAACAAATTCTGGCTCAACTGTTCCATTTGTTATTCAGGACTCAGGCAACGTGGGTATTGCTACAACCGACCCAACAACTTATGGTGTAGATGATGCTGACAACCTAGTGATTGGACAAGGTGGTGCAGCTTCTGGTTTAACCATAAGTACATTTAATACTGCAACAGGCACGATTGCATTTACAGACCAAACAAATGCAGCTACTGGTAGAGGTTTTATTGAATATGCTCATAGTGGTGATTCAATGAGGTTTGGTACACAAAGCTCAGAACGCATGAGGATTGATAGTGGGGGTGACGTTTTAATCGGCACTACTGCTGATATTGATGTTGGTAGTTCTTCCGATACAGGACATAATTTAACACCCGCAGGTGCAGCAATACATTATAGATCTGGCAATACTGCTTTATATGTTGGTAGACAAACAAATGATGGAGATTTGGTTAGTTTTAGACAAGCAGGTTCACAAGAAGGTACAATTTCTGTTTCAGGTGCTACAGTATCTTATAATGGTTTTTCAGGCACACATGAATCATCAGGCATACCTACAGATACTGAAATTGGTACTGTTGTTTCAACTATAGATGAATTAGACACTTACACCACTGGTTCTAAAACAGGAGAAACCAGAGCAGACCACGCAAAGATTAAAGTTTCTGATGTAGAGGGTGATGCTCGTGTCTATGGTGTATTATCTAAGTTTGACGAGAATGACAAACCAGTCGTTGCTTCTGTTGGTATCGGTTCAGTTAAAGTAACAGGTGCTTGTAATGGTGGTGACTTATTAGAATCAAATGGTGATGGTACTGCTAAAGTACAATCAGACGATATTATTAGAAGTAAAACAATAGGAAAAGTCACAATAGGTAATTCAGATACTGGAGTTAAATTGGTATCTTGCGTACTGTATTGTGGATAAAATAGAGCTATTAAAAGGAAACTAAATGCAATTTGGATTAGGTGCATTTGCTGAACTGCCCTTTGCATCAGAAGATGGTACAGCAAAATCAATAGAAGAATTAATTAGAGAAGCAGCCACCGATACTTTGACTGGCTTAACCACTACAGGTACTAATATTTTTGCATCTAGGGTACACAACTTAGAACAGATCAAGTTACCAGCTCTATTGCTTTACACAAGAGATTTAGAATCAGAACCTATCGTTATGAATCCAGCAAGAACTATTGAAAAGAATATTACTCTTC